CTTGAATCTTTTGATAGTGATGGAATCACTGTAGGAACTGATAACAATGTAAATAAAAATGGAAGTCCACACGTGGGATGGACTTGGAAAGCAAATGGTCAAGGTTCATCAAATACAGATGGCTCAATAACATCAACTGCATCTGTTAATACTACAGCAGGATTTAGTGTCGTTAAATATGGTGGAACAGGAAGTAGTGCAACAGTTGGTCATGGATTAGGTTCAGTTCCTAAAGTGATATTTTTTAAATGTAGAGGTAATACTGATGAATGGAGAGTATATCATGCTTCAATAGGTGCTACTAAATTTTTACGATTGAATGGCACAAGCGCAACAACAGATAGTCCAACTTATATGTTTAATGGAACTACTCCTACTTCTTCTGTTTTTTCTATTGGTGCAGGAAATAGTGTAAATAATAACAGTCACATAGCTTACTGCTTCGCAGAGAAACAAGGTTACTCTAAGTTTGGCTCATACACGGGAAATGGAAATGCAGATGGAACATTTGTTTACACAGGATTTAAACCTGCTTGGTTATTAATTAAAAGAACAGAGGCAGCAGCTAAATGGTTTTTATGGGATAACAAAAGAGAACCATTTAATTTAATGGATAGTGTAATGGTACCTAATTCAAATGAAGTAGAAAACACTGACACAGCATTTAATATGGATTTTTTATCAAATGGTTTTAAATTAAGAAATAATTTTGGAGATTTAACTGCTAGTGGGGAAAAATTTATCTACATGGCATTTGGTCAATCATTAGTAGGTTCAAACAACGTACCATGCACAGCGAGGTAGTTCGCCATGTACTTTGGCGCAACACCTTTCGCCTCAGCTGCATTTTCAGATGTAGGCTTTAATCCTAACGCATTCGTAAATGTATTAGGTTCAAGAATCAACGAGTCTACAGGCAACCCAACAATCATTGCAAACGCTTTAGTACTACCAACGGGTAGTAGATTAAATACTACAATTGGTAATGTTGAAATCAATGTCAATCAAACTGTATCTCCAACAGGTCAAAGATTAAATTTCTCTACAGGTTCTGTTACAGTTACTGCAGCAGCTAATTTTGGTGTTACTGGTAATGGTTATGAAATTGATACAGGAGTTGCTAGAGCTATTGATGTAGTAGGTGTATCTGGTAACAGATTAAATTTAGATACAGGATCAGTTGCAACTATTGGTAAAGCAAAAATCATACCAACAGGATCAAGGATTAATACAGATACCGGTACAGTTACACTTGCATTTAAATATAATGTAACAGGATCAAGGATTAATGAGTCTACTGGAACAGTTACAACGACTGCAGCAGCAGGAGTCTTGCCTCAGGGATCAAGGATTAATACAGAAACAGGTGATGTTACAATAGTTGCAGCAGCAACAATTATACCTACAGGAAGTGGTATTGAAATTGCTATTGGAAATGCTACAACCAAAGCTAATGCAACAGCTATTGTTACAACTAATAGACAAAACTTATCTACAGGAACAGTAACTATTAAAGCTAAAGCAACTGTATTACCTACAGGTAGTGAGTTAGAGGTAGCGGTACCTACTTCTATTAATATTAAACAATGGGATGGTGTAGTACCAGGCGTCTCACAAACTTGGACAAGGATTCAAACACCGTAATGTTTTTTGGAGCAACACCTTTTGCATCAACTACTTTTGCCGGAGTCGGTATACAGAATATTACCGTATTAGCTAATGGTAATAGATTAAATATCGCAATAGGTAATACAACAGTAGATCTAATTACTACGGTAAACGTTACAGGACAACAAATTAACCTTGCAAATAACCCTGTAAGTGTGATATCATGGAACCCAATACCACCAGGAGTAAATCAAGTTTGGGTTCCGATAGACCCGGACGCATAGGAGAATTATGGCATCAAGTACATCGACAGATTTAAAACTAGAATTAATAACTACAGGGGAAAAATCAGGAACCTGGGGTACAATTACAAACACAAACCTACAAATTTTAGAGCAAGCAGCTAGTGGTTACTTATCACTTGCAGTAGGTTCATCAGACGTTGCTTTATCTCTAGCTAACCATGCAACAGCAAATGGTAAAAATCTATACTATAAATTAACAGGAACTTTAACAGCGGCTAGAACAGTTACTATGCCCGATGGTGCTGAAAGAGTTTTTATAGTAGAAGATGCAACAGCAAGATCTTCATCTAATTATACATTAACAGTAAAAACAGTTTCAGGAACAGGGGTTACTTTACCTGTAGGATCAACAACAGTTTTATATTCTGATGGAACAAATATTACAGGTAAACTACAGACTAAAGGATATTACACTCCACCTTCTACTTACACAGCAGTTAATGGTGATCAATTATTAATAAACACTTCAGGGTCTGGTATTGGTACACCTGTTACTATCAATTTACCAGCATCTCCTGCAATCGGTAACGAAGTGCATTTTATAGATAGTGGTAATAGTTTTGCATCTAACAATTTAACAATCGGTAGAAATAGTTCTAATATTCTAGGAGCAGCTTCTAATTTAGTTGTGAATACAAACAGTGCAGCTTTTACTTTAGTATATGTTAATGCAACTAGAGGCTGGATCTACAAAGATAAAATATAGGAGCACGGACCATGGCTCTAATTGATTTTAAAGTCTTACCAGGAATTGATAAGCAAGATACCGAATCTGGTGCAGAAAACAGATGGGTAGATTGTGACAATACAAGATTCAGATACGGTTTACCTGAGAAAGTAGGTGGTTGGTCATCATTAGTTACAGATACAATTGCAGGTGTTGCAAGAAGACAATTTGCATTTGTTGATCTAGATGGAAATAGGTACGTGGCTCTTGGAACAGATAAATTTTTAATTATTTATTTTGAAGGTCAATTGTATGACATCACACCTCTAAAAGCTACTTTATCTTCTTGTACTATTGCAACAACTAACAACTCAGCTATTTGTTCTATAACAAAATCTAATCATGGTTTAAGTGCAGGGGACATTGTATTATTAGATAACGTAACTTTACCAGGTGGTACAGGTTATTCAAACTCTGATTTTGAAGATAAATTATTTCAAGTAACTTCAGTTACAAGTACAAGTGTATTTACAATTACACAAAGTTCTAATGCAACAGCAACAGTTTCAACAGGTGGTAGTTTAGAAGTTAAACCTTATGAACAGGTTGGTCCTGCAGAACAATCTTATGGTTATGGTTGGGGTATTGACTCATGGGGATCAGGTAATTGGGGAGAAGCAGCTTCTGCATCTGACGTATCACTTGAACCAGGTCTATGGTCATTAAGCAATTTTGGTCAGGTATTAGTTGCAACGATTGCAAATGGTAAAACATTTACTTGGAATGCAGGTATAGCTGCAAGACTAACAACACGTGCATCAACTACAACAACAAGTTTTCAAACAACAAACAATCCAACTGCAACAAGGGTGACCTTAGTATCTCCTACAACACGTCACTTAATTCATTTAGGTACTGAAACAACTATTGGAGATACAACAACACAAGATGATATGTTTATAAGATTCTCGGATCAAGAAGATATAAACGACTACACACCAACAGCAATTAATAGTGCTGGTACACAAAGATTACAAGATGGTACAAAAATTATAGGAGCTTTAAAAGCCAAAGAAACTATTCTAGTTTGGACAGACAATGCTTTATACACCATGAAATTTATTGGTTCACCTTTTACATTTGGGTTTGAGCAAGTTGGTACTAACTGTGGATTGATTGGTAAAAATGCAGCTGTTGAAATAGATGGTGCTGCGTTTTGGATGAGTCCAAATGGTTTCTTTATGTTTGATGGTACAGTTAAATCTTTACCATGTAGTGTTGAAGATTATGTTTATGATCAAGCAGATACTACAAAAGGACAACAAATTTATGCTGGATTAAATAATCAATTTACAGAAGTTGTTTGGTATTATCCATCAACAAGCTCAGATTATAATGATCAGTATGTAGTGTTTAATTATGGAGAACCCATGAAAGGTGGTGTTTGGTATATTGGAACAGAATCTAGAACATCTTGGATTGATGCTAGTGTATATCCTAAACCATCTGCTACTAAATTTAGTGACTCAGCTACAGGTACTTTTCCTGTTATTGTTGGAGAATCAGGTTTGGGTCAAACAACTTTATTCGAACATGAGGTTGGAACTGATCAAGTAAATCCTGATGGTAGTACAACTACTGTTACATCATTTGTGAAATCATATGACTTTGATTTACAATCAAGACAAAGAGATGCTCAAGGTAAATCTACAGGACCAAGTATTGCTGGTGAAGTATTTTTAGCTATGAGAAGATTTGTACCAGATTTTAAAAACTTACAAGGTAATGCAAAAGTAACTCTTGGTGTTAAGCGTTATCCTCAACAATCAGAATCAACTACAACTTTAAGTCCCTTTACAATTAACTCCAGCACTGATAAAAAAGACACTAGGGCCAGAGGAAGGTTTGTTAACATTAAAATAGAAAACACAGATGTTAGTGAATCATGGAGATTTGGAACTTTAAGAATAGATATACAACCGGATGGACGTAGATAATGGCTAAAGTAGTAGTGAGAATACCAGAACCAAAAGAAGAGTATGATTTTTCAAACCAAAAACAAATCAATAGAGC